GGACTTCCTGTAGCCGGTGGTGGTACTGGATCCGCTACCGCAGCAGCAGCTAAGATAGCACTGAACGTAGTCACTGCTGCAACTGGCTCCATAGTTGCTCCAGTAGGAACAACAGCACAGCGAGATGCTGCCCCAAGTGCAGGATATGTAAGGTATAATACAACCACAGCAACCTTCGAGGGCTACGGCTCGGCTTGGGGATCAATAGGTGGAGGGGCTACTGGTGCTGGCGGTGATGCGGTGTTCCAGGAGAACGCGATGATAGTCACAACAAGCTATACGCTGACTACTGCTAAAAGTGCGTCAAGTGTTGGGCCGATAACTCTGAATTCGAGCGTGGCAGTTACTATTCCCAGCGGTGCGCGTTGGGTTATTTTGTAGAGGATTATATATGGCAGATATTATCTTAGCAGGAAGTACGTCTGGGTCAATCACAGTATCATCACCTGCGGTATCAGGTTCTAGCGTACTCACTCTCCCTGTCACTACTGACACATTAGTCGGGAAGGCTACGACTGATACGCTGACGAATAAGACTTTGACTGCACCAGCTATATCTAGCGCAGTTCTTACCACTATGGCATCGAGTGTAATCACCTCTGGCACAGCAGTCGCTAGTACCTCTGGTACATCCATAGATTTCACAGGGATACCTAGTTGGGTTAAGCGGATTACTGTGATGTTTAATGGGGTTTCTACTAGCGGCACAAGTAATCATCTTTTACAAATTGGTTCTGGTTCTGTGCAAACAACAGGGTATGTAAGTCTAACCACTTTAAGTTTGACAGCGGCATACACAGGAACATCAACCGCAGGGATGATTTCATTTTCTGATAATGCAGCTTATGCCAAACATGGCGCATTTGTGTTTTCAAGTTTTGGTTCAAATACTTGGGTTATGACAGGTACTGTAATAAATACCACAACTACTGCATTGGGTACTTATTCTTCTGGTTCAGTTGCTCTTTCTGGCACTCTAGACCGAGTTCGCATCACCACTGTAAACGGCACAGACACCTTCGATGCTGGCTCTATAAACCTGCTTTATGAGTAAAATAATGAATAAGGATAAAACACTATGAGTTCTTCGATTTCTGCTCTGACGGCTGGGGGTGGTGGAGTTGTGACGTCTGCAGACGCTTCTGGCAATCTCAACCTACAATCTGGCACTACCACAATACTAGCCCTCACCTCTACTGGTGTAGCCATCACAGGGACACTCTCGGCTACTGGTGTGCTAAGTGCTACATCTCCTACGTTTGTAACCCCAGTTATAGACTCAGCTACCGTATCAACTGTATCTGGTACTGCCCCACTCTATATGTGTCGCGCATGGGTAAACTTTAATGGCACTGGCACTGTGGCTATTAACGCAAGTGGAAATGTGAGTTCTATCACGGATAACGGGACTGGCGATTACACGGTTAACTTTACGACTGCTATGGTTGATGCGAATTATTCATTCATAACAAAAGACTCTCTGAATAATTTAGGATATATATCCTCATTGCTGGCTGGTAGTGCTAGGTTTATCACAACGAACGGAGCGTTTGCGAAGACGGATAGTGCACCTATCTGCGCTTCCGTATTCCGCTAATCAAAGGAAATCAAAATGAACCAAGTAATCATCTATATACAAGACAACGGCACAGTAGCCATCACCCGACCAACAGAAGAAGCCCTTGCCACAATGACCATTGATGAAATTGCTGCCAAAGATGTTCCTTTTGGCAAGCCATTTAAGATTGTGGATGTTGCTGATATCCCAACAGACCGCACGTTCCGTAACGCATGGGAGATGACAGCGTGATAACAATTAACTTCACCAAAGCAGTAGCCATCACTCAAGATAGACTTAGAGCAGAACGCAAGCCACTCATGGAAGCACAAGACGTTCTATTCCAACGCGCCCTAGAATCAGGTGCAGACACTAAAGCTATCGTCGCTGAGAAGCAAAGACTGCGTGATATAACAAAGATTACTGCTACCACATTGGATGAGTTGAAAACATTAAACGCAAAGGTAGGGATTTAATATGAGCCTAATCTTATCAGGGGACACTGGCGTACCAGTAACCACAGTAACAGGAACTCTGCCAGTAGCTAATGGCGGTACAGGAGTAACTACAAGCACAGGAACAGGTGCGGTTGTATTGGGGACTTCTCCTAGCATCTCAGGGGCTGTCTTGTCTACTATGGCAAGTAGCGTGATTACAAGTGGAACAGCAGTCGCTAGTACATCTGGTACATCTATTGACTTCACAGGGATACCTAGTTGGGTTAAGAGGATTACTGTGATGTTTAATGGGGTTAGTACGGTTGGGGCTGCTTCCACTAACTTAATACAACTTGGTACTTCAGGAGGGATAGAGATAACAGGATATATTAGTGCAAGCAGCGTTACATCTACAACTTCTGCATCTCAATCTGCTGTAACAGGTTTTGCAATATATTCTGGTGGTTCAGCAGATTATATAATCGGTGCTTTCACAATTCACCAATTATCTACAAGCCCTAATTTGTGGGTTCTATCTGGCACAGGTACTGTTTCAACTGGATACACAATGACTGCTGCTGGAAATAAAACACTTTCTGGGGTGCTAGACCGCATCCGTCTAACCACAGTAAACGGCACAAACACCTTCGATGCTGGCTCTATAAATATTTTGTACGAATAATATGTACACACGCTTCCTAATATACTTCCTAGCAGACTTCACAGTCAACCTAATAGGTTACTGTATAAACCCCATCCTGCCTATCTTCGCAGACAGCGATGGAAACCTACCATCATGGCTCAGATGGTTTCAGACCTACGACGATACATTAGATGGTAAAGAACCGAGGTTTATCGAAGCTACTAGCTGGCTTAGAACTGATGGTGTCGCTAAAAACTTCATCTGTGCCTACATACTGCGTGTCATGTGGCTATATCGTAACAATGCGTATGGATTTGCTTACAGCGTACTAGGCGCAAAGTCACCCTTAGTGACACTTTCCGAGGAGGGGGCTAACCCATCCGACAGAGCACCTGCTATTGAAGGCTCATATCTCCGTATCTTTGAAGATGCCGAGGGAGTTCAATACTTTCAGTACAAGCTAGTCAAAGATCGTGGGAATGGCAAGTGTTTTGAAGCGAGCATTGGGTGGAAAACTTCTGGTCAGTTCGTAGCCAGATGGACTCCTTTTAGAAAATTTAACGGATAATGTCATGGAAGAACGTAGAAAGTTTAGCGAAATGCAAGTAATTCAAGCGGTTACATCTGAGAAGATTAACAGGATAGAATCCGACTTAGAAGAATTAGGCGCATCCATCAGACAACTAAACTTAACACTAACCGACATCTCTGTCACTCTCTCAGAAGCAAAGGGTGGTTGGAAGATGCTCATGGTGGTTGGAGGTGCTGGTGCTGCAATGGGGTCAGGTATCGGCTATCTAATTCATCTATTTGGAGGCAAATAATGTTTACACTATTCACTACTATCGTTAGCTTTCTTACAGCAGGAGTTCCCAAGGTATTGGACTTCTTCCAGGATAAGGGGGATAAGAAACATGAACTGGAGATGGCTCACCTCCAACTAACACGCGAACTTGAACTCCAGAAGGCTGGATTCGTACAACAAGTAAAGATTGAGGAGATTAAACTTGACGAGATACAGACGCAAACAGATAGCGCAGAGCAACAAGCCCTGTACACACACGACATTGAGATCGGCAAGGGGGCTAGTCAATGGGCTGCTAACCTACGCGGTAGCGTTCGCCCTATCGTCACCTATATTTTTCTGCTACTTATGGTTGTTATTGAGATAGGGTCGTTTGTCTATGCGACCAATACTGGTGTACCATTTGCTACAGCGATAGATAAATTGTGGGATCAGGATATGAAAACTATTTTAGCATCCATCCTTGCGTTTTGGTTTGGGGCTAGGTCGTTTAAAAAATGATTGGTGTGTACTCTATTACCAATACTGCCAATAACAAGATATATATTGGAAGTTCAGTTAATATAGCTAAACGCTTTATTGGTCACAGGAACGCACTTAACAATGGAAACCACGAGAATAGCCACCTGCAAAGGGCATGGGTTAAATATGGCATAGAATCTTTTAGTTTTGCCGTGCTGTGCGAGGCTGAATCTGGGCAGGATGTCAGATCACTAGAGCAACAGTACCTAGACCAGTTAACTCCTGATACAAGCTACAACATATCTAAAAATGCGTGTGGTGCATCTTTTGGAGAAGACAACCCAGCCAAGAGAGATGATGTCAGGAAGAAAATATCTGCTGGTTTAATTGGCAGAAAAGCAACTGACGAGGCTAAAATAAACATATGTGCTGCCTCTGCTATACTATGGGCAAAACCTGAACATAGAGCCAAAATGGATGCTATCAGAAAATTACAATGGGCTAATCCTGAATTTCAATCCAAGATACTGGCTGCTAGGACTAAAGCTATTGCATTATTAACACCAGAAGAACGGAAGAAGATATTTGGTGACAAGATTCGCGGAACAAAACGTGATGGCGCAGCCTATACAAAATCTATCACTAAGCGGTGGGCAGATCCAGAGCAAAGGTTGGCATTATGCGCTGCTCTCAAGGGTAAGCGTAAAATAGTCACTTGCCCACATTGCGGACTATCTGGTGGAGGTGGTAATATGCGTAGGTATCACTTTAATAAGTGTGCTAAGAAGTAACTGGTCGGATTAAACGACCGCTTGGCTATTAACTCCAAAAATGTAATATATCCCGAACGGTAAATTCATGCGGATTTAGCGGTGATTAAGCCTTATATTTACCGCACGGGAAAGTTGCAAAAGATGTTGCAATGGTGCAACGTGAGATGCAACAAGACCTTCACCCATAAGCGGACATTTTTGTCCGATTAGTATTATCTCTAAACAGAGGGAACACTATCTCTAAATAGCAATAACAACCTATTGATTACACTATGAAAATATGATTAGTCAACTTTGGAACAACTTTAATGCTGTATGTGTACTAACTGTACCGTGTGTATCTCTTAGCTTGAGTTTGGTGCTATTGTTATGCCTAGGGGTACTCTTTGTCGTATATGAATAGCTTTTGTGTATATAGTATCAAGAATACAGTGACTAGCAGGTCATATTATGGATCTTCGCATTGTGTTAATAATAGGTTTGTTCAGCATAAATGGCTGCTAGGCAAAGGCACACACCACTCAAAAAAGTTGCAAAATTCTTGGAATAAACACGGAGCTGACAACTTTATTTTTGCTGTTCTTGCGGTGTATGAGAATGAGGATATGATGCTTGAGGCTGAAAAAGCGATTATAGTAAAAGAATACGCCAATTCATACAACATCAGCACAGAAGTCAATAAGTCTCATATGCTTGGTAGGCATCACACAGAAGAAACAAAACAAAAACTGCGAGATATATTTACTGGTAGGGTTGTCTCTAAAGAAACTGTGGAAAAGATTAAGATAGCTAGAGCAAAACAAGTGATGCCGCGTGGTCGTATATGTACAGAAAAGACTAGGCAGAGTATAAGACGAGCTAGGGCGCAGCAAGTGATGACAAAAGGCAGGGTTACAACTGAGGACGCAAAGCATAAAATGCGCTTGGCGAAACTTGGCAGGAAGTTTCCAAGGGTTAAAATCAAGACTCCAGATGGTGTGATAATTGGATACGAAGCGGCTGCAAAGCAATTTAGCGTCTCAAAGCAAACAATAAAAAACTGGATTAAGTATGCTAAAACAGGCTGGTCTGTACAAAACATCAACATCAGGCATACGGTTAATTCAGCTATATGAAGGGCTGAGATTGCAGTCGTACAAGGACTGTGTGGGCCTTTTAACGATTGGCTACGGACATTTGATAGGCAATGGTACTGACTTAAAGCATGAGCTTAACCGAACTATAACAATAGAAGAGGCTGTTGATTTGTTGAGAGCAGACCTAAACAAGTTTGAGCGTGGGGTGTCCAGGTATATAAATGTTCCTATATCACAGAACCAAGTTGATGCGTTAGTTAGTTTCGCGTACAATTTAGGAAATGGAACTTTGCAACGGTCAACCCTCAGACAAAAACTCAACAGGCAAGACTACGAAGGTGCATCGAAGGAGATACTGAAGTATAATAAGGCAGGTGGCCAAGTGCTTAAAGGCTTGACCAGACGAAGGCAAGCCGAGTACGCTCTATTTACAAGTACCGCCTCTTTAGATACTCCAGACTAAGCGGCATCTCGTCGAACTCACCATCCTTAACCTGGTTCAGCATATAGCACCCTCTCCAGTGATTGTTGCCTTGGAGTCCAAGATAATCCTCTGAATGTTCGTAGCATGAACCTGACAATATAGCAGTCAAGCTCCTGCCATCTGCACGTTTACCGTAAGCAATCAGCCTACCCTGTTGGTGGAAGGCAAAGCAAGACTGATGGAGTTTTGAAAGCAAAGCCGCAGCCGAGCAAATAGGTCTACCCATCACACCAGAAGTGAAGTAGTGGCTATACGCTACTCCATCCACAACTATAACCTCCAAAAATGGGAACACCTTAAATCCATGAAGTTCATACCCCAAGTCAGAAATAGAAATAAGACCGTCTAGTTTACGATCAGACTCAATCGCTCGGCTAATTCTGTTCTCATGGTTGCCCAGAGTCAGATAAAGCTCCGGAATCCACATTTTAGCCTTATTTCGCCTCTGTCGGTGGATCTCAGAATGGATGGGCTTCATTAAGGCATCCATAGCCCTCTTGGCTGCGTTAACGTCAGATTGGTATGTCCTACCCTCAAAAGATTTTTTGCCGACGTCATAGCTCGATAGGGAGGGGAG